GGACTGCTGTGCGCTGACAATGTCAGATGTGACTGCAGTGCCGAGCGTGCCGGGAAATTCCTCGGCAGTGATCGCCAGATTGTACTTGTCGTCCTCGTCAATCGTCCTGACGCGGACGGGCTGTTTGAAAATGCCGATGTGGGGCTCAGTAACCGTCAGAATGTCGCCCGGCTCCAGCAGCGAAAACTCCGCGCCCAGCGTGAAGGCATAGGTGCTGCGCTGGTAGGCAAGACGCTGACCGATCAGTTGGGCGACGATATTGCCAGTCGGAATGCTGCAGATCTCATGGGCATTGGTAACGCTGGAATTGATCTGTCCGAACTGGTCGACGAGCCCCTGGTCCTGCCACTCGACCGGAGCGGTGTTGTAGGCGTTTGCGCGATCCTTCACTTCGATCTTGACATGGTTGGGAGCGTCGGCCGGATCGATGCGCGTCACCTGAAGAGGCGGTGACGCTTCTCCCGAGCGGCCGTGATGTCCCTTGTCGATATAGTCGTCATAAGTCAGGTCGTACGCGACGGACAGGTTCGGCTCAAAGGCCACATTGGGCGTGATGCCCGTGTTGGTGATGGCGGAATCGCCCAGCGGGACGAATTTCAGCTTGCCTTCGCTCCAAAAGATCAGCGTGTTGGTGATCGATGCCCAGCGATCTACTGTCTGGCTCATCTGCTCCTGGTCGGAGAGGAGGGGTGAAATGAACACGCCTTGGGCCGCGCAATAGGTTCGATAAAGTTGCAGACTGACCGAGTCGATGGCGTCTGACGTCAGGCCGATCGAGTATTGAGGGTTCGTCAGAAAATCCTCGATCACGTCAGCTGGATTTGCATCGAGAACGGGCGCGACGATATTTTCTGCCGCGCTGTAGGGAATGGTGGCCGGACCAGTCCCGCTTACCAGTGTGAGTGTGCCGCCCCCGCGCGTGCCCGCCGGTCCTGGCGGGGTGAACAGATAGACATTTGCGCTCGGATTTGTCGTAGGGCCCTGATAGGTGAATTCGATCCCGTCGAAGAACGAGTCGCTCGATCTGTAGACCGCTCCGCCTTGAACTGCGGTCTGGATATTGCCGGTTGGCGTAAACTGCTCCATCGGCTGTGCATATGAGCCGCAGTACTTCCCGAACAATTCGAAGCTGTGATCCGGCAGGGACGGAGAGTACCCGAGATCGTATTTCGGTGACGCAACATATGCCAGGGCCGAATAAGGAATCGCTTCGCTTGGGAAATTGGAAGTCAGGTATGGCCATGTCGACTGGCCGGCGTCCCCTTGAAAGGGGATGACGTTCAACTTTGACAGCGTGGTCGTCTGTGCCTGATCACGCCAGATTCTGCCGATGAACGTATCGGCATTCGGGTATAGATCTGGAAACAACGCGTTCATGTCTGTGAGCGGGCCTTCGCAGAGTCCACCGACGAAGGCTATCGAGTAGGTATATTGTTGTCCGCCCTTCGAGCCGCCCTTTCCGCCTCCTCCCTTTCCGCTGACCGGTTCGGAGTTGAACCCCCCACTCCAGATCAGATTGAATGCGCCGCGCACGGCTCCCCAGCAGAGTGGAACTGGCAATCCCTGCGCGCTCGTCTGAACCTGGAGCTGAGTGTAGCGGGGTACCTGGGTGTTGGTTCCGCTTGAAAACATTCCTGCCATGTCGGACTCACTCCGGACGTGTAACGTCGAGGAAAGGCAGTGGAATCGATCGAGCCTCGGGTGAGTCCTTGGAAGCCCAGCAATCGAACACCTTGTGCGGCCGGGGCTGACCGTTGTTCATCCGGCAGAGTTTGCTGTCCCTCACGGGACTGACTGCTACGCGCTGTTCCAGATACCAGGCGTGGATGATGTTGCCGGCGCCGATCATGAGGCCGCCGTGGCTGAAGCAACGGCCGAATTTGTAGACAATGACGTCGCCCGGGATGGGCCGGCGGCTGACTTCGACGCCCAGAGTCGCGATGATCGCGAGAAACTTTTCCTCACTATGATGCAGGTGCCATTGCGGCGCGTAGGGCCTTGGGTCGAAGGGCGGGACGACACCGGTATCGACGAAGCAGCGCACCAGAAGCATGGCGCAATCCACGCCGGCGCCCTTTACATCCGACTGGTCGCGGAACGGGGTGCCGATCCAGGACATCGCCTCGGCGATGACGCTTGCGCGCTGTTCAGACTCCGTCATACGCCATACTCAGCCTGAGGGACCCAAGGCTCGCCGCGATAGTTCTGGGAATTGTCAATGGCATCGCCGCTCTTGTCCGTCCGGTTCCGACATGCGTTCAGCGCGCGCGAGCATCCCATCAGCGCGGCAAATGCGTCGCCCGCGTTCGGCGTGCCGTAAAGGGGGTAGGTTAGGTAAACGCCGGTGGAGTCCGCATTGCGGATTGTCCGAATCTGGTCGGCGCACACACCGCCACCGGCATCCACTGCGTTGAAAGTGAGTTTCCCGAGCACGAACAGCGAGGGATTGGTCGGCGCCTCGCTCCACGGAACAAAGCTCGTGGTCGCACCCGCGCCGACCGAATTGGCAATCGTATAGTTCGATTCCAGAAGCGTGCAGCCCGCGTCACAGAACGTGTGCAGACATGTTGTCTGGTACAAGTTCCGGGGCGTTTGCTGATTCATAAGTACGTTGTCGCCCTTCGCGGTGAAGGTAATACCGGCGGCTGTTATTACCGCCTGACTGATCCGTCCGCAGAACATCAGGATCGAGCCGAGAGACACGTCGCCTGGAGAGGGCATAAACACCCGCTGCATGGAGAGGGTCGCTCCGTCGAGAACGCCATTGTGTACTGCCAGCTTAAGATTGAGGCCTTGCAACTGGACCGAGTCGAGAGCAGTAAGCGTGACTTCCAGTTCTGGAACTTCCACAGTACTTCTGACTGTCATCCGCGAGCGTTTGATCAGGCTGCCGAGCGCTGTCCAGGTAGAAGCGCCGTAACTGATATCTTCATCGAAGCTCGTCCAGCGAAATTGTGTTACACCGCCAGCGAGCGTGATCGAAAAGAGTTCCGCAATCCAGCATGGCGCACGCGTGCGGAGGTAGTCCTGCAGAGCGGGTGACGCGCTGCGCATCTATTGAACTCCAATCTGATACCACGCGGTGCCGTTCCATCTCAGTGAAATGAATCCGCTATCGACGACGACGCTGGCCACCGGTGTGCCATTGTACTGGATTGTCCAATTGTCGGTGCCGGCATTGCCGCCTTCGTCCGCGAGTTTCACGACCTGGTTTGCGCTCGGATAGATCGGAAGATTGATAGTGAGTGCAGTTCCGCCGGAATTTGTGATGCCGACATAACCGTCCGTATTCGCGAGTTGCAGCGGCGAGGAATGGACGGCGACTGACCGCCCGGCTGCTTGTGATGTGGATTGCGGCAGCGACGAGCCGCCCGGACCGGATCGTAGGCTGACGAGTGTGACCTTCTTCAACCCCCACAACTGGTGCATGAACTTTTCAAAGTCCTGCGAATCCATGTTGAAGCGGGCGTAATAGAGGAACGACAGATCTGCGCTGAGCGTATACCCTGAAGGGGGTACCTCGTTGAAAACAATCTGTTGCTGCTTCGGCGCAGATGTTGATAGCGAGTAACCGAACACTGGGTCGGTCGGCGAAACTGGCACGGATGAGTCGTCAATATAGAGGTTGAAGGGCCGACTCAAATCCAGAAAACCGACAGCCTCCGTACCCCGGTAGCCAGCGGCCGGGTTGTTGGCGCCCAACGTCCGGACAAGCGTATAGGCGCTCGAAAGTCCATCTGTGGTGGCGATGGGCTGCTGGAACACCTCGTGATCGTCGCAATCCCAGAATTGAAATCCCTGAAGCGACCCGGAGCACGCGAGGTACATTCCCTCGATTTGTCGCAACTCATCATAGGCCACGCCATCGCGTTGACCATCGCGCAGCACGTTGTAGGCGATGTCCCATTCCCAGAGCGGTTCGGACCAGTAAGACAGTCTGACCTCTGCGCCCGACTGGTGCGATTGAAGCTCGATGGAATGCTTGGGCCGCCGTGTGATTTCCGGCGCCATGCCTGGAAATCCTCTCGGGTAGATCAGGTAGGTCATGGCTATGGATCACCAATTCGGGCTTGGGGTCATGCCAGCGGGGTAACGACTGTCTAAACCGTGCGGCCGGATGGGCGTGTCGGGGACCCGACGCGATAGCCGCGTTGGATTGAATCGGCGAATTCGGCACCGCTTGTTCCAAGTAGCCGTTTGATGTCTGCCGGCTCACGCATGTTGATCGTGGGGTAGTAATGATTGTGAAAATTTGTGTCGCCACCGCGGCCGCCGATGTTTGTGGCCGGGAGGCTGCCGAGGCTGAACCCTCGCGGCTGATGGCGGGAGATGTCCCTCAATTCCCATCCCCCGAAGCCACCCGAAGCACGGATCTTCGCAGCGTGGTCGGGGGGAATGATCATCTCGCCCTTATGCACCATGGCGACCATGTCGTTTGGGATATTATCGGCGCCGGACGCGAACGGCATAATGTCGCCGATAGCCTCGATTGCAGCGCTTGCCCATTGCGCGACAGTCAGTGCGTCGGTCGAAGTCGTGTTCGCAATCGTGGCGATGAAATTGCTGCTTTGCGCGGCTGTGTTCGCGGTAATCGCGCCGGTGCTTGTCGCTGTTACTGCTCCACCTGTCAGTGTTGCGCCAGTGTTACTCAACGTCGCGCCGGAATTTGCAGTGATGACGGCGCCATGACCGGTGATGGTTGTGGTCAGGGCGGTCAGCGCAGCCGTATTGGACGAGAGCGCCGCGGTTTGTGTCGCACTTTGTGCGTCGTCCGCTGCAGCCGAAGAGACCTTCGCGGCGCCTCCCGCTGCCTGCTGAGCGGCGGCCGCACCGGAGTCCGTTGAACCGTCCCCGAACAGACTCCCCACCGCACGGGAAAGCACGCCGCCTTTCTCGATAGCGGCGATCTTCCCTTGCGCCACGGTGGCATTGAGTATCTTGGCCGTCCACATTTTGACGTCGTCGGCAATTTCTGTCTCGGCCAGCCGCTCTGCGATCTGAACCAGGTCCCGGCTGAGGCCCTTGCGTTTCTCAAGAACGTCCTTGACGAGACTGTCTTCCGCGCTGTCGATCTGTTTGGCCGCGTCGTTCCAGATATCGGCCGCCTCTTTCACCGCGGCGGTGGTGTCCTTGAGTTGCGGGACCAGACCGCCGGAGATTGTACCTCCCTGTGCCTGTTTCGAGAGCGCGTTCAGCGCGTCGCCCAGTTGTGACGTTGCGGCTTTGGCCGCGGCAAATTTGTTCTGAAGGTCTGCGATGTTAGCGGTGATCTTCACCGGAAGGGTGTTATCCATAGTGTCTGCCTCTCAACACTGAGAAATCAGATCCGGATCACGCCGGATTGTCGTGCGACGATGAAAAGTGCCGCGATCAGGTCCTCTATATCGACGGGGAGCTCGTCGAATTCCGACCGCTTGAAATCGGGCTCGGCGCGCGTGATGGCGGTGAAGATGACATCGCAAATGGTGTCATAAGTCTTCGTGTCCATCAGATGGGCCAACAGGCGGAGCCGGTTGATGCCCTGGGTCTCGTCCTCGGGATCCACCAGTGCGTATCGGCGCGCCTCGACGACTTTGGGTAACAAATCGAGCAGCGCCGGCACGACCGTTCGGTTTTGCCTTGGCGCGAGAATCGGAATTGACAATTCCCGGCCGGCGAGCCGGATCGTCGGAACGATGAGTTCGGCAGGTGAAGCGACGTCGGTCATGGTTCAACGCGGGCAGGTCCCGCGCTCCCGATCTGCTTTGTGGTGTTCAGGTTGGGTGTCAGTTCAGGCGAAGATTGCCGGTCGGAAACAGCCGCACGAGTTCGCTGACCGCGTCGAGATCTCGCGGCTTTGGCTTGTATCCGAGATATCCGGCAACGAGGACCGCAGCGGGTGGATGACGCCGCCATTCGTCCTGCTGCGCTTCATAGCGGCGCCACGTCAATGCATCCTCCCAGTAGTCTGGTGTCGTGCCGGGAAGAAAATTGCAGAATTCGGCGATGATCGCGTCCCAGTCAGGAGGTCCGGAACTGCCTTGCGTTCCGCTGTTCTTGCTCGTCTCCAGCATGCCCGTCTGCCGGGCAATGACTGGAAATGCAGCCCAAAGTTCGTGAAGTGGTATGGGCCGATCCTCGAAGGCGAGTTTGTCGGTATCCGGATACGCCCGCGTCAGCGCGGCGATCGCGATATCAAGCAGGCTGCAGTAGGTCAGGGCGCGCGCAAGAATCAGCGGAATGATGATGCGATTCTGTCGAGGCGCCAGCGCCGGAATGCGCCATGACCGGCCGGCGACGATGATTTCCGGATCTGCCATGCGCGAAGCTCGTCTGGTGGCGGGAGACTGCCGAATATCATTCGCTGAAGGCAAACGTGCCCCAGTTATTGTTCGGATCGGCGAAGGCCGTGAATTCGAAATCCTGTATCGTGTAATCAGTGTTCTTGAACGGCAATGACCATTTCGATGAACGGCAGGCGTTCAGTTTGATGATCAGCTTCTTCTCGATGCCCTGCACGAAATAGTCCTGCTTGGCGTTGAACTCGAAGACCGGGCCCGACCCCATCAGCTGATTGGCGAGGGATAGCTGCACGAGATTGGCGACCGTGTAGCTGTAATAGGCCACCATCGCGGTGCCTTCGTCCGCAGCGGCGAATGTGTACGTGCCGCCGCTGATCGAATATTGGCCTTGCGTCGGGGTCACCGATGTGGGCTGAAGTTGCGACCCACTTGCGTAGAAAACCCCAAGGTCTTCGATGAACCCGCTGTGATTGACCACCTGATAGGTGTAGGGAGAACTCGCCGGCACGGTGAACGCCTCGGCGACGGCCATATCGACGCCGGATGAGTCCGTTTCCGTCTGCCCAAGCAGGAGATTGTTGACGCTGGCGCCCTGGATGCGCGCGAACTTCGCCTTGCCGGTCACCTTCATGCTGGAGGGTGCGACATCGACAGGCATCTTGAACGCTCCGGTCAGCTCCTTGAGCGTGACGTCGATGTCGATCTCGAGATCCTGCAGAACGCCGATAAAAGACGGCTTCGCATTGGCGATGTCGGTTCGCTTGCCGATGGCGGTCCCGACTCCGAAGTTGAGTTGCATGTCTGTTGGGCCTCCCAGCCCTTTCTATGTGGCTTGAAACAATTCGTATTGGCAGCCGCGAGGGCTTCTCGAGCGGGCCATTAAACGTTCACGAGGATTTCGATGGGCACGAGTGCTTCCGATTGCCCCGAGAGGCCTTCGGTGATCGTGATCTCGCCGGATATGCGCGCGTGACAAGCCAGCCCCCCGAGCGTTTGGCGCCAGTTTTGCCATTGGGTCGATGCCAGTGCGCTCATGACCGCGTCGAGCAAGCCGTTCAGCTGGGTCGAGACAGGCTGCGTCGGGTCGTTGCTTTCGCAATAGACGAACAGGCGGCAGTTGAGCGTGACGATCGGCGGCTTTCCGACGGGGGCATCCCATTTTTCGCCGAGCTCGACCTGGAGGATGGCGGGCTGTGTCGCCTGGCTGACATCGGCATACTCCTTGATGCGCCGCGTTGCCGTTTTGAATGAACCTGCTTCGCTCACCAAAGCAAACAAGGCCGCATAGATGGCCTCGCGGGAGAATTGCGGCTCACTCATGTCCAGCCCTCAATGATCGCGTGATGTGCGCCGCTGCACCCTTCGCGAAGAGAAGTCGCCCGTGATACTCAAGCGCCATCGCTTTGGCCGCTTCGGGAGAAGCCTGCCGAATGTTCACACGCCCGCCATAGTCTTGAATTCGCGCATATGGCGCGGAACCATCGCTGCCGGTCACCGCGTTGGCGCAGATTTTTTCCGCATGGGCATGAATGGCGCGCGCTAGCGCTTCCTGTACGAGCTTGTTGTGATGATCGAATGATCCCGCGAGTCGCGCCGTGTCAGCCGTCACCTTGATCATTGTGTCCGCCACGCGTCTCGATTGTCCGCTTCAGAGCGGCGTAACATTTCGATACGGCTCCAGCATCGCCGCGATGAGCGGTGTGAACCGGCTGGTGTCGAAGCTCACGGTCTCATTTCCACCGAGGCTGTGAGATTTTTCACCCACCCGCTCCGAGTATTTGTAGCGCTCCGCCACAAGCTCGATGCAGGCATCCGCCAGGTCCGACGGAATAAATCCATAGCTGATCAACACGTTTGCGCCGTCGTCACCGGCATTGAAATTGTAGACGCCGGGGGTTGATCCGAGCTGGTATTGACCTACGCCCGGGTTGCCGCTGACTTGTTCGAGCGGCACGCCCGTCGCGTAGGTCACGCCTTCGTCCGTTGCCCAATCTCCGAAGGGGGCGCTCACTGTCGCCGTGCCAGCGCTCACGATCTGTGGCTCCGCCGAAACCTGGTATCCGGCCTGATAGGAAACGGAAACGTTCTGAGTGTTCTGTGCGCCCGGAAATGATCTTCCGAACGTGTATCCATTCACGTAGAGCGCCTGCGGTCGGCCGGGCGGCGTTCCGTTCCACATCTCACACGCCCATCCCGAAGAGTTGCCGGGCTGCAGGGAACTCGATGCGGTCGCGGCTTGTGGGATGGTGACGTGTCCGACAACAACCGATGAGACGGAAATGACGGGCCATTCCTTCAGCACAAGCGTGTCGCCGCCGGAGCCGTTGCGCGATTCATTGACAGTGCGGGGAAGGATCAGACCTCTTTGCAGATGTGAGCAAATATGCCGGCTCGCACGGGTGATCAGCGCGGATAACAGCGAGTCGGAGTTCGAATCGGTCCGGCCCAGCCAGGCTTTTACATCGCCAAGCGTCGTCAGGTCATTCGCGGCCATGTCTGCTTCGTTCCGTGCGGTGAGATGGAGAGGTGTCAGTCGGCCGCGAAGCAGCTTTCGCTGCTTCGCGCGCCGTACTGCATCGGGGAAGTGTTCAGCCGTTGCCGATGTTCGTGATGATTCCCATCGCGAATTGTGCGTAAACCGCGAGTACTTCTTCGGCGTAGATTCCGTACTCGCGACGACGCGTGCGCAGCGGCCAGTCGACGCGATAGTAATCGCGTCTGGTGATCACCTCGGCGACGTTGGGGACGTCGTTGGACTGGTACCATTCGGGCAGGCGTTCGCAGTAGGCAAACAACGTACCAGGTGCAAGATCGGGATGCGGCACGATCGGGATCGTCATGCCGTCGCCGTCGAACGGGTTGTAGTAGTACTTGATCTGTCCGCCGGCCGTGATTGCGTAAGGCTGTCCCGGCGTGGCGGTCACGTCGTAACGCAGAAGCGGGCCGGACGCGTTGGAGAGCACCTTGTTAGTGATGTTTTTCTGCTCCTGACTCGAAACGAAGATCACCGTAGGGCCAAGGCGGTAATTGTCCCACATGCTTTGCAGCAGCGTGTCGATCTCCACGATCGATCCGCGGCCGGAAGCAGTCAGGGGAGTGCCCACGCCGTTGGTGCCCGTCGATTGGTTGATGAGGCTTCCACCGGTGAATGCGTTGGCAAGAAATCCGTTGAAAGCCAACGTTGAATTGGTCGAACTGTCGGAGGTTACGGTTGTCGCGGCCTGGCGACCTGTCGCGAGCGGCGCATTGAAGTAAGCGCAGTTCACCGTCGTAATCGCCTGCAGCGTCTCGCTACCCGCCGTGCCGACGAACCAGGCGTAAGCGACGGCCCCCTTGACGATCGCGGCCGAAGCGGCAAGGCCCTTGCCGGAGGTCACGGCCAATGTGGTATTCGGCGATACGTTGGAGTTGCCGCCATTGAGTGTATAGTTCTGGCCGTCCATTCCGGTGATGGTTTTCTGCGGCGTAAAGCCGGTTGCCGCATTGCCCTTGCAGTTGAGCCAGCCTTCAGCCGTCAACGCTACCACGATCACAGAGTAGGTCGCGGCAGGCAGTGTCGACGTGCCATCCGTCGGCGCCGAGAGGGACGGTGCGGACGGCGTTCCAAGTGCGAGAGTCGCGTTGCCCGCGAGAAGCCCCGTTTCTTCCTTGCGCATCGTCTTCTGAAGAAGACGCAGAGACACGGTTGCGTTCAGATCCTCGAACCCTTCGGCCGCGGACTCCGCTTCGAAGGTCAGATAGTCTTCCTCGCCGACCGTAACGTACGTGGCCGACATGTCCGAGCTCGTATAGCTCATGGCCGCGGAACGCTGTCCTTCGGGGATCCAGCCCATCGCGTCATAGCCCGAGCCGTTCACGGCCGTGATCTGCTTCCAATGGGCGGCAGTGCCATAGCCGGAGGGCCGGCCCACGCGCGGCGTCATGTTCCTGAGCTTTGTGATCGTTGGATACAGATTCTTGGCCGGGGCCTGCAGATCATAGAATGTGAGACCGGTGGATTCTGTCACGGCCTTGCGCAGGTCGGGCTGGGATTGCGAAAGCGCGTTGCGCATCAGCGCCATGCTTTCCTGAGTGATGTTCATGCGAATACTCCTGGATGTTCAGCTGTTGAGAGAGATGCCCCTCGCCCGAATCCGCACGCGAACCCATGCCGCGCTTCCGAGGGGGAAGAAGCGCAGTTGCGGCGCGATGCGGACGTTGATCGGGCGAGGGGGCGAGCCGGCTAGCGGCTCATCGGGTTCTTGAGTGCAAGTTTTGCCAGCACATGGGCGCGTTGGGCGGGTGCCAGGGAGTCGAGGTGCTGTTCGAATGATCCGATCGGATCACCGTTGAGACTCCTGCCGCTCGAGTCATGTGATTTCGAGACGGCGAAGGTGCGGGCAAAGGCACCCCCGGGCATGGGCATCGCTTCGAGTGCTTCGATGCGCGTGGCCAGAGCATTGAGCCTGGGGCCGAGCTTTTCGAGCGTTCGGATCGCAATATCGCCAGCGAGCTTGGCAATCTCGGCGCGCGCCGACTTAAGCGAGTCGCCCAGATCGTAGTCGGGACTTGCGTCCTGATCCGCGCCACAGCTGGCACCGAGGTCGACCGATGTGTCGTGCATCAGCTGCACGCGTGAAAGGTCTTCTTTTGAATGCCGTGCCCCGTATTTTGTCATGTCCATGATCGAGCGGTCCTCGCGTGTCGAATGTTTCGGATTGAATTTCCGCAACTCCCTGGAACCATCGTCCTTGATGACTTCGAACGTCGCGGACGGAATGCAGGGATTGTCCACCAATGAGACTTCCATTGGTTCCGGCGTGTAGCGCGTGAGTTCGGGCTTCTTCGGATCACGCCACCGCTTCTTGTATTTGCCGCCCATGGAGAAGCCCGTGTAGACGCCCTCCAACACTTTCTGCCATTCGGTGTCGTCGACGACTTTGGCGACGGTTGCAATGCGCTTCTCATTGTCGTCGAACACGATGCGATCAAGTCGCCCTGCGGCGACACTGCCGTGCATCGCGCGCAGATTGCCTGCGCTCTTGCCGTTCGACGCGCGGCCGACAGCCGCCGACCAGGCCTCGAACTCCGGCTTTGCCGAATTGTAGTCCATGATCTCTCCGGATTTATCCGGCACTTCTTCGGCAATTGTGCCGTAAACGAGGCGTTTGGCGACGTCGACTTTGGTGATCGGGATGAAAAGATGAAAATCCATTGGGGACTCCGTGAGGAATGTGGGTGGCGATGAACCACCAGTTTATCGACCGGGTGGTTCGGCTTGTTGCGGCGTACCGGCGATGGGTGTGTAGCCGCTTCCCGTCGCCACCATCAGTTGATCGCCTCCTTGCATGGGGTCGAGGCCACGGCCGGTGCGCACTTCGTTGATGGTCCGGATTCCGGCTTTCACATCCGCAACGTCGATGCTGTCGGCGATTTGCGGATCGAGTTCACCTTCGTCGACCGGCACCATCTCGATATCGAACCAGCCGAGGCGATCGAACATCAGCCGGAACAGGCGCTTGTAGTAGTTGAGGACAGGAACGAGCCCTTCTTCGACGGCGGTATCGTGCGCCGTCTCCGCCGTGGCGCGGTTCATCATGCTGACGAAGGGCTGGGGGCTGATCGAGAACGCAAAGCAGACGATGCGTGCGAGAAATTCGTCGTATGGATCCTTCAGGCTGGGTTGCTTCAGATCTTTGAAGTCCACTCCACCCGGAACCCAGACGCCATGTCGCCGGCTTTGAACATTGCCGCCGAACTGCGAGTCCCAATAAACCTGCCATGCCCGGATCTGATCGTTGCTCCACGTTTCCGGCGAAACGAAGATCCCGTCAGTCAGATTCCCATCCGTGTAGAATGCGAGTTGGTGTGCATTCCGGCGCACCAAAATATTAGCCGTCGAAATGACCTGTTCGACCGGAGAATAGCCATAGACGTGGCCGGGCCGGCGATTGCGCGGAAAATAAATCATCTGCTCTGTCGAGAAATCGGCGGCCGGGACACCGTGTAATATCTGCTGATAGGCGACGTCGGGTGCGGCGGGCGTGCGACCCCATTCGTCAATGCGAGGCGAGATCGTCGTGCCGTCGATCAGCTCGAACGCATAGATATGCCCGGACCGGTCCGGCCTCACATAGACGGATACGGCATCGATCACGAAAAGGTCTTCGGCAGCCGCACGCATCCACGACGCGAGATCATGTTCCCTGTCGGGCCACGCGAAGAACTTCCTGGCGGCGTCGATCTCGCTCGCAAATTGGCTGGCACCGGGCCGTGAACCATCAAGCGTCTTTCGCGGGCGGATGTCCCAATCCTGTGCTTCGATCTGATCTTTTCTCGTTTCGATGACGAGGCGAAGCATATCGCATCCGTCCGCGAGCGCGCGCAGATCGGCAAAGGAAACCGGCTCGTCAGTTCGTGGCTGATAGCTGAGGTTGTATCCCGTGGGATAATCAAAGGCGCGGCCGCCGGTTCCTTCCGGAGCCATGGGCTGCAATGGCTGCATCGGCCCGAACCATGTTGTCGGAGCAACGCCGGAAATGAGGTAGCGAACCGCCTCGCCGACACGTGTCGAAAAGCCCTTTGGAACCGGCGTGACGCGCGCGCCCGGAATCGAGAGATCAGGCAT